AATGGTTCTGCGTGGACTAAACTCCATGCGCCTAAAAAGATACTCGAATGCCGCCCACTTAATAATGACCATGACGAGAACAATATGACTAAGGATTACATGAAGAAATATGGTGTTGAAAATGTTCGAGGAGGTGCATATACACAAACGTCTCTTCCTGAACCAGTGAAGTCCGTCTTAAAAACTGAACTTAACAGTACTAAAGATACATGCTACAAGTGCGGTGAAGCTGGACACTTTGCAAGTAGATGTAAGAAAGTTGAAAAAGAAGAGGAAGAGGAGGAAGAAGAATTAGTCTGGGGATGCGACTATTGTGATAGAACATTTACAACAGAGTATGGTTGTAGAGTTCATGAGCGTTCATGTAAGAAACAAATTGAAATTATATATGAATCACCTAAGAAGAAGTCTGGAGCCTGTTATCGTTGTGGACGTCCAGGACATTATTCACCAGACTGCTATGCGAGAACTCATGTAGACGGCTATGAATTAGATTAAAGTCTAATCATCCTCATCCACTTCAGGGTCGCTGAGCTCTGAGCACCATAATCTCGTACTTTTTACTTGTGCTGTCAAATAGGTATTCAGTATGCGAATCATACCATCTACTTCTATCTCTGAATCGTAAAGAGCTTCTAATAAGAATCCAATCGATCTTCCTGCGACTTGAAGTTTTAGCCATGTTTCATTCTCAATCTCATCTTTGAAGTACTTTTTGAAGATATATTGATATGCATCTGCAAACTCAAGATTTCCTCTTCCTGCTGCCCATCGAAGTCCGCGATTATAGTTCATTCGAATCATCTTGGTACTGTATTCACACAGTTCAGCAGCTACAATGTCAAGTTTTTGAGTATATGTCATTTTACCTTAGTCTAGGCAGTACTTTTCAATTCGTTTTTAGGTCAGCATCGGCTGTCCGCCATGTTTTTCCATGAAGTACGAAGGAATGCACACGGGCCATTCCCCACGCATGAGGCGAAGCTCCCGGACGATGACCTGTTCTCCATGCAGCCATTCCGCGATTGTAGACGGTTCGTAGTGTTGAAAGAGGCACTCCACTCGCTTTCGAAATCTCAGGTAGGCTCTTTGCTTCAGGATGTTTAGAATGCCACCGTGATGAATAGGATGACTTGCGCGTGCGTACACCTTGATCGGTTTTAAACGGTCTGTACGCTTTCGCAGATTTCCATGAGAGTTTAGAACGCTTTTCTATTTCAGATCGGCGCAAGGTCTTAGCTCGATTCGAAAGTCCTCGATAATACTTCAGAGGATAGTACATTGTCTTTAGTGGTTGAAAAAAGAGACTTCTAACGCTTACGAGTCGTTCGGTTGTTCTTTCGATAGGTAGTACGCTTCTTAGTCTTTCGTGACTTCTTGACCTTTTTGACATTACGGGTCATGAGGACTCTTGTTGGCCGTGTTCTACGACCACCTCGAGGATCTTCTGAAACAGAGTCTGTACGAGAACGACTTTCAGGAGGTTCTGGTTCTTCTGGATCTTCTCCAATGGCTACACCTCTACGAGTGTCTGCACGTTCACTGAATGTGTCCCTATCTCCATAGAGTACTGTAGCAACTGAACCTATTACAGTTTTAATCTTAAGTCTATCTCCACTACCCTCCACTACGTATAAAGTATCGTTTGTAGGATGTATCGCTAACTGCTTTGGATAAACACCTGTTTCAATTAATGTACTCACTACTCCTTCAGGTGTGATCTTACAAATACGATTTTTACCAGCATCTGCTAAATATAGATTTCCATCTTTACCAACTACAATCCCTTCAGGATCTTCAAAATCACCCTCTAAGTCAGACTCAGATATATCTCCAGCGAAAACGGTTACACTATATTTTCCACCTGTTAGTGTTAATTTAAAAATACATTGAAAACCAGTTGCTGTAGCATATAGAGTTTCAGATGAGCCTACAGCAATATGATCAAACTCCAATTTTTTAACATCGACATCCTCAATCTCACCCTCCTTTTGTATCGTAGTAACAACGCCAGAAGATGTTATTTTACGGATTACTCTACCTGAATCGTCGGCTACATACATGTTTCCAGATGGATCTACTGTAATACAGGTCATCCATTTAAAATTCGCTGCAGTTCCAGTTCCGTCTGTAATTTTTAATGGTCCACTATTTCCTGCAAATGTAGTCACAGTTCCATCAAGCGCGATCTTACGGATCATGAAATTGGATCTATCTAATACAAATAGGGCATTATTGTAATATACAATACCCATAGGTGAATTGAATGTCCCTAGACCTACAAATTCTTTCGGTACTGAATCAAACTTCAAGATAGTATTTGTTGAATTATCAGCTTGAGGGCTAAAAGCATAGTTGGATATGTAGACAATACCATTAGCATCCACTGCGATCGGATTCGGATTCACAATCGACGTCATTATACTATAAAATCAAAAAACTATTCATCCCTTAAGTCCCCTCTCTTTTAATTCTCGCTTCTGAGCACGTAGTTCAGCGTTCAGTGCGCGTCGAGTAGGATTCCGGAGTACCTTGAACAGATGGTGATGTTCCCGGAGATAGTCACCTTTTTTCATCACGATCAACTTGGTCTTTCGTCGATTCCTCCGTGTTTTCATTTCAACGCCCTTGCACTCAGTATATATAAAAACAACGCATTCGTCACACCTAGAATCAAGGTCGGAGCTGTACGCAGAAGCAACGCAAATCCACGCTTAGGGGATACGGCTAGAAGATAGAGCTGCATGAGAATCGCTATACCTGACAAGACTGCTACGATCCAGAAGACTACATAATAGTACGTCTCGACCGTATCATTGGACACTTTCTTCGTCAATTCAGATTCGTCCATTTATTTAAACACTCCGAATAAATTCCCATTGAAGGTAAGAACAGATCTTAGCCCAAATTTGGTCATGTGCAATCAACCGGTCACGAGATTTCAGCAGTGGGAAGTACACTTTATATTCATCCAGATCCAGCAGTTCAAAGAACTTGTAGAGAATGTACGAGTAGCTCAAGAAGTTGGTCCGGTCATTTGGACAGTACAGTAGAAACGGAGCTTGGATTTCCTGGAACATGGCTCGTATTTTTTCCTCGATCTCCGGTGTAATCGTTGGAGGTGGATTGCCGTTCAACCGACTCAAAATATGGGCTGCATGTTCATAGTACTTTGACCTTCCCAGCTTCTTCAGAATCTCACGAATCTCCTTCTCCGTCAGATCGGCAATGTTGTTGATGCGACGCTTACGGATTTCAAGAACGACTTCATTCATCACTTCTTCAGGAATCATGGTAGACTCTTTGGCTTGAAACTGGTTGAGAATCTCATTCAAATGATTGATCTTCTTGTAGGCGTAATTATTACGCTCCTTTGGTGGATCGCGAAACGAAGGAAAGTCTGACACAACTAAGGAATACTCTTCTGAACCACATCGTGGACAGACTAAAATACCTTCTGAACTAATCTCTTCGCGTGCAACGTTACAACTATTACAATGTTCTGTCATCTGCTGAGTGACTTCAGGGGCGTTTCCAAGTTTCATGCGAGCGACATACTCGTCAAAGATCTGTTTCTTCGTCATGCCTGCAGATTCAACAGGAACGGCTGCTGTAAAAAACTTCATGAATGTAGTTGTATCGCGGGTGGTTTGAGCGACTTGTGTCGGTCGATCGTAATAGTCCATGAGGATGTCCATGTTTTTCATGTAATAATCCTCCACTGGATTCGCACGGGCAAGTTCCGATTCAATTTCACGAATACGTGATTCCCATATAGTACAAGTTACTACATCTTCGATTTGGTTTGAAGTACGTAATGAATCTAATCGTGTACGCAGTTCCTCTGCTTCAGTTTCAATCGCAGAAAGATGTTGTTTCGCATCCCGCAATCCAGTCACAATCTCCTGATGCACTGAGTCAAGTGTTCCCATTGAAGCTGGTTCTGTATCACGTGTTTTTCTAACTTTGAACACGTCCATATAGTTCGTTTTCTACTTGCTTCATGAAAACAGAATTGTCACATACGATTGGACGTTGTCGTCTAACCGCAGAGAGAAGACTTCTAAAATCAATTCCATAGTTCTTGGATACAAAGGTCATCACTAAGTACGCAGATCGATTGACACCTGCCTTACAATGTACGAAGACAGTTCCAGTCGTAGATCGTAAGAATAATAACATCCATCGTTCAAATTCAGGGTACCATTGTAGAATATTGACAGCTAAACTATCGACTGCATGAAGTTCTGCATACTGACCTGGATGTGTTTCTCTCCACCATTTTGGACAATCGTTCGCAAAAGCACAATTGACCACGTGGGTTATGTTATATTTGGCTACAAAATGAGGTGTTAATTGACTGCCTGCGCCGAGTAAAATACGGGGATACACCCATGCAGGTTGACATTGCATGATTCTACTATACATCATCCTAGAAAGCTTGTAAGTACGACATTAACAAAATGACCCAAAACAACCGACGCCGCTCCGATCACGGCAGCTCCTTGATAACTCACAACTCCATTCGAAGTGTATGCGCTTGGAATGTACTGGAGTAATAGGTTACGAGGAGTGGCTAGTGACAAGATGAAGGTAGACACAAAGAATGCAATATACAATTGTAGATTGCGAAACATGAATGTCATTGCTGGAAGTGATGGCTTGAATGAAGGAGCAAACCCAGTGGTACTAGGACCAGGAGATCCAGATTCAGGATACACGGGTGGAGCTGACTGCGGGCCTTGAGGACTTGGGAGTAAAGCGTCTAAGGAAGTTGAACCGTCTGCCATTGTTTTATGAAGAAGACGGGATTTCACATTCAGCATCTTCCACGCGGTATCGATAGCATTTTCCATCCACTTTAACAGTTCGATTAATTGTATCTGTGACCGATACAGCTAATGTCTTCATAACTCCATAGTCACGATGAAACATTAATACAGATAGTCCAAGTCCAATAATGAATGAAAAGAAGGGTGCGCCTCGATGAAGAACATTTGTGATAGGAAGCTTCATTACTTCTGAGATGCGAGGAGATTCAATGAGTCAGGTTCAGATGTACATGGAACTTCCGTTGCCTCAAATCGAACACATCCTGTATCGGTGAAAAAGACTTCTGGATTTCCAGGACTTGGAACACCAGGCGTTTTTCGAGTCGGTGGTATGAAAACAGCTGCAAGAACAAGACCTGATAAAAACCCTGTGACAAGCCAGCGAAGTTCAATCATTACTTCTTATCTAGAAGAGTTTGAACTATAAGGAACCATATCAAAAATTGAAAAAAGAACGAAGATACGGGTGCAATGACTCCAAAGAGTGTAAAGATAAACTTCAACATCCATCCAGTGACCGCGTTGATTCCAGTTAGCATCTGAATTCGCATCTCAACAATACTAAATCCGAAAAACAGGTAGTAAATGACGAATGCAATGTATTTACCTAAAATACCAAATTCTGGATGAAATCCTGTAAGATCACCTCTGTTATATGCTTCTTGTAGTATTCCCCATTGATTGTAGGACCATAATCCAATCAATAACCAACTTACAATTGCTACAAAGAGAAACATTCCTTTCGAAACTGTGATGCCTGTGGACCAAAGAACTTCACCTGGTTTCTGAATCGCTTTTCCATAGGTCGAACGTTCTCCGAGATTCACTGTATCATTGATTGAATAACGAACACTATGAAATGCGCTCGATTCATCCGTGTAATCAATCTTCAACGATGGATGTGAGAATTTCAGTGAAGGGTCATTTGCATCAACAGTAATACGATGATCTGCTCGAAGTTCATCGTCCATCTTTTTAACTGGAAACTCGATGGCTCCGTAATTTGTAGTCTGTTGGAGAGTGACATAATCAAGCACATCAAGTGTCTGATTTCCGACGGTGTAGTCGGCTTTCAAAATCATAACATCACCCATTGTTAAGAAGCAAACACGA